CAATAACCCTAAAATATGTGTATGCCACAAAGATGATAACCCTTCAAATAATAAAGTTGAGAATCTATTTTTATGAACTCATTGAGATAATATGAGGGATATGATTAATAAATGAAGAAGATTGAATTGTAATTTTAATAGAAAATGAAAATATCACCATAGTAGTAAGGAAGTATATCAATATGACTTAAAATGAAATTTAATCAAAAAATGGGATTCTATGGTTGAAGCTGAAATAAAAATAGGTGTATTCCAGTCTTGAATTTCAAGATGTTGTAGATGAGATATTAAAACTTCTTGATGATATAAATGGTGTTATAATTTACTTGATTAAATATGGAATAATGAAACTAATAGAACAACTACAAGAAATACTATGTACAGTAGAGAGTGTAAAATGAGATATAAGCGACAATGACTCAAATATATCTAATATGATAGATGAAATAACATATTTATTTGATAGAAATAATTCAACTAATTTACAAGACTTCACAGATTTAGAAAATTATCATACAAGAATTGTAAAAGAATTAGAAGAAAAATATTGAAAAATATCTCTAAAACATCTAATGATGTATTGTAATGAGAAAGGAATTGAATTTAAAATACACGAGAATTGAGATTTATATAGGACTGAATCTTGTGCAGATGATAGATTTATTACACAATTAGATATCACAAAAGAACTATACGAACAAGAAGACAAGGTGCTATTAGATATTATTAATTTTTTAAAAGGATAGAATGATAAAATTAAATTGGTGGGCAGATGATTGAGAAGAACAAGAAGTGCTAGATAAGATTCAATGAGATATGAATTTCAAAAAGCTGAGAAGGGAAGGAAAACTTTAACCCCCTCCCTACAAAGGGATTTACTACTTAAAGAAAAGAGTATGCACGATATTCCTGAAATAAGAGAACAAAACAATCTTTCATATCAATTAAACGATATACAAGCTAGATTAGATTGAATACTATGCGATAAAGAAAGATTTGCTTTGAGAGTTAAGAAACAAAAGGCACTCATAGCACTAAAGGCTGCACAGAAACAGGTGTACGATAAATTTAATAATATAATTTAAGAAAGATGGAAAAATATAAATTACTAAAGGATATAATTTGAGCAGAAGCTGGAACTATATTTAAATTAAGAGAAGTAGCTTTTTGAAACTGTGTTGATTTAATTGAATGAAAGAGTATATGAACAATACTAGATTTAGCAACTTGTCTATGAATAGATAACAAAGAATGGTTTGAAGAGATTAAGGAAGTGAAGAGTATATATGATTTAAGAAGATGAGATGAATACTACTTTTTTGATTCTGACCTAAATATTTCTTCAAGTACAGTAATTAAACCAAAAGCTATAGCCCCATATGGATGAATTTTCCTAACTAAAGAAGAAGCTGAAACAGAATTATCTAAACGTAAGGCAATGGCTACTATCAAAAAATGGAGTCATGATAATGATTGAGGGTATGAGTTTAAGATAGATGAAGAATGTTATGAAATAGTTGGGACAGATGATTGATTAATATATCACAAAGTTAGAAATTACTTCACAATAAATAATCAATATTATTCTATTAAAGATAAAGCAGATAATGCAATATTAGAACTAGAAGCAGAATACAAAATAGTATTTAACATTAAATAATGAATATTCCACAAAGAACACTTGAACAATGGAAGGAGAACAAAGAAGAAGCTCAAGAATTAATAAATAGCTGACAAGAACTACAATTAGCTACTAGAGTTAAGATTGAGCAAGCTCTTTGATTAAGGGGTGAACCAACAGAAGAACAAAAGAAATTATTTAATAAAAGATTGCTATGATAAACACTAAAGACTTAAGTTTCCAATGAAAGGAAGTAAGCGACTGTGTAGATGAATCAATGAGATTAATAAATGAATTAGAAAACTGAGTACAGAGTCAAGAAGTATTAGATGCTATTGAAGAAGAGAAGGAAGCAATAGAGCTTATGCTTTGTTGGGTAGATAAACATTAATATTGATTTTTCTTAATAAATACATATAATAAGAACATAAGATAGCTAATTCGAACAAAGCTATCTTTTACAATCAGAGGGGATTTTTACTACTGGTAAATTTATTTTAACCCCTTTGGAACTCAAGTCTTCTACCGTGCTTAGTTTTCATAACCAACCTTAATGAGATGTAAAACCACTATACCTCTTATCTGTACTCATTAGGGACATCTACCAACTAGGCATTAGTAAATTACGGTAGGTGTAAAAGTTATTACAGGAATTAGGTGTGGTAGAGGACTTGATATTTTACAAAATAACTAGGAGATTATGAGAGAAATAAAGTTTAGAACTTATGATGTAATAAGTGAATCATTTGTTTATTATACATTAAAAGAAATAATAAACTGATTAAAAAATATACAAAACTGGGTAAATTGAGAGCATAATCAATACACATGACTCAAGGATAAGAACTGAAAGGAAATATATGAAGGGGATATAATTAGAACATATCATATAGTAGGAGAAGTAGTAGAAAAGGCATGAAGTTTATGAATAATGGGAAACCCACAAGATTTTTTAAGTTTATATAACATATTAGATAGATGAGATTTCCATAAAGTAGAAATTATCTGAAACATATACGAAAACCCTAATTTAATTAATAACGATTAAACTATGGAAACAATAGTGTACGAAACTCATTGCATAGAAAATTTAACTAAAGAACTAAGTTAACCGAAAAGAGAATTAGTTCAAGATCATTTAAACGAAATCAATATTAAATTTAATAAATTATTATGATAGAAACAACTAAACCAAAAGTCTCAAAGACTTGAAAAGTGATTAGTCCTAATAACCCTAATCAAAACCCTGATAAACAAGGGGGAAGACCTTGAATACTTCCTTGGAGTGATGAAGTAGTAATTGAAGAGCTAAAAGATATGCTTCAAGCATTAAAATCAGATACTTCAATTATTTATATTTGAGAGCTATTCTTAGAAAAAGATTATAGCCGTTCTTCCTTTATACATCAGGTAGATAACAGAAAAGAATGTAATGAAATTGTCAAGGTTTATCACACAATAAAGGAAATACTTGAAACTAGAGCCGTTAAATGACTAATAAATAATGAATTTAATGCAACTTGAACTATCTTTCATTTAAAGAATAATTATAAGTGGGTTGATAAACAAGAAGTGAACAACACAAATCTAAACAGAGATGTAACTGAAGAACTTACAGATGCGCAAAAAGAAAAGATAGCAAAAAGATTTATGAAATAATCATAGGTCTTTTTTTATTACCTGAATTGTAAGATGTGGACTTGAATATATAAGAATATATTTATGATATAGAAAGAAAATATTAAAAGAAAAGTCTTTAATAGAGTAGACAAAATAAAAAGGCTATGATAAGCCAAAGTTGAAAGAGGAATAGTACTCCTATGTGAATACTATTTCAAAAAGAGAGGAATAGTACTAAAACAAGCTTTTAATACTATATTAAATAGTACTAAAACAGCGAATCAGTACTATTGCGATTATGTAGAGTACTATTTCATTTATTATAGAATAGTATTTATTTTACTATTTTAATTGACAAGACAATAAAAAAAGATAGAATGGAGGTGCGTAACCAAACTATCTTTATAATTTAATATTATATGAAATGCGAAAAAAAGCAAGATTATTATTTAACCAACTTTACAATGTATAATGAAAGAATAGATGTACATTCACTCGTAATAGATAAGGTTTGAATTACAGCCTACAATCATTTCAGAACACTTGTACATACAATGGATAAAAATAATGTAATAGATTTTGATTCACTAGGATTAAAAAAAGATTGAACAGATAAAGTAAGAACTAAACTTCATAAGGTTTGATTTATTAGAAAGATCAAAGTAACTGATGAGATTTGATACACTTGGTATATGAATCCTTACCTAGCTAACAAGAACAATAAAAAGAACCCTAAGCTAGAAGAAGTATTTAAAGAGAATAATTATAAAGCACCTAGATGAGATAGCTACGCAGATATTTTAGACTTAATATAATTACTATGGAATTTGAAAAAGAATTTAACACAGTTATAGAGATACTAAACCGTAGACATCCTTTATATACAAGAAGGTCTAATGTATATTCATTATGGGATGAGTGATATGTATACGTAATTGAGTTTGAAGATAAAATCAAAATAGGTAGAAGTGAACAACCTAAAAAAAGAATTAAAACATTACAATCAACTAATAAACAAAAAGTATTGAATAGTTATATAACTCCATGTATTAACTTTCATAAGTTATTTGAAAAGAAGTGTCATGAAGAGTTCATTGAAGATAATATAACATGAGAATACTTTAAATGAGATTTTTCTAATATAGTAAAGATTATCAAATGACTACAAGAGAATTTTATAGAGAGTGCTATGTTTATACAATATAGAGAAGAAATACCAAGATTAAAAGAGTTGATTACAGAACTAGAAGAAGAAATAACAGACTTAGATAATAGATTTAAAACAAGAGTAAATAAGTTATCTTATGAATGTATGAAAGACTGATTATTTAAAGAAATAAGAAAAAACTTAACAAAAGAGCAGATAATAAAATTATTAAGTGAATAATTTGATGAGGTTAATTGAGGTAAAGTTTATTAATTAAAGAAAAGGATTATGAATATGGATTGAGATAAATTTGAAATAAGAGAAACTTGAAGGTATATAGAAAATATAAAGGAATGAAGTTATCTTAAATGAGTTGCAGTATGATTACTTATTGCTTTGATTGCATATTGTGTAATTACTTTAGTATTTATGATGGTTATTTAACCAAGGTTAGTTACGAATATATTATTAATTAAATAGAAGAGATGAATGATTACGATTTTCTAAAGAATCAAAATTATAAATTCAAAAAGAAAGATATATTTTTTATATTATGGTTATTAATGACCTTTCAATTAAAAAGAGTGTATCATATTATAAAGTACTTAATAAGATTATAATGAACAAAACCAATTACTATATTATAAACTAATAGAAGAGAAGATGAAGAAAAGAATACTAAAATTATCAGTATTTTGAAAATTACTATATTATATCTGAGCATTGAAGTTTATTAAAAAACAAAGTATATTTGAGGAATGATTAATGGTTGATTGTATAAGAATTAGATTTTTACACCCAATAGGATTTATATATTTTCTTATCTTAATTATGTGATATTGAGCGACTAAATGATTCTTTAATAAAGAGATATTGGAGATAAGGGAACATTTTATTTTAGTATAATAAACTATTTAACATATAAACTATAAGAGGATGAAGGAATTAAAAGATTTTAAATCAGATATAACTATAATGACATTAAATCATACTATATCTCAATTAAAAAGTGACTCAAAGAAATATGAAGAAGAATTAAGTAAAATTAAAGATTTAATTAACACATAACATAATATAGATTATGAATAAAATAGAAATAAGAATCATGATAGAATGACAAGAATATAATAAAGCATTAAAATTACCTGATAAAGCAGATGAAAATTATGTAAAGAATATTTATAATTTACTTTCTGATGCAACAGTTAAAAGATTAAAAGAAATTAATTATATAAAATAAGATTATGACAAGATACGGATATATTAACTGAAGAAAAGTTAACCACGATAAGTGTTTGAGCGAATTTGATAAAACACTAAAAGAACAATGAGATGAATTTTTAAACTAATGTAAATCGTTAGATAATAAAACTAAATAAATATGAGTGAATCACAATTTTTTACAGAACAAGCTAAAAAAGACCTGCTTTCCTTTTGTGTGTTTACTGATTATAACTTTGATATAATTGCTCATCACGAATTGATAGCAGATACTTTGCAACAGTTAATGGACTGAAAGATACAGAATTTAATAATCTCAATGCCCCCAAGAGCCTGAAAATCAAGGATTATGCAAGAGTTTATTTGCTTTCTGCTATGACATGAACCTAACACAGATATTCTGTACACAGGACATACAAAGAGTATACTTGAGGACTTCTCGTATAACATAAGATGAAGAATGCGTTCAAAGGAATTTGAAAGGATATTTAATACTAGAATAGCAGCAGACTCAAGTGCTGTAAGTAGTTGGAGAGTTGAAAAGTGAGGTAACTTTTCTATATATTGAGTAGGTTGAGGTATTACTGGTAAAGGTTGAAACTATATGATTATAGATGATCCATATGCAACAAGGCAAGATGCTGAATCAGAAACAGTTAGAAGAACTGTGTCAAATTGGTATTGGTCTACATTCCTTTCTCGTAAACAAGATGACAAATCTAAACAAGTTATTATCATGCAAAGGTGGAGAGAAGATGACTTAGTGTGAGAAATACTAGAAAGAGAGCCTGATAAATGGACTGAATTAAAAATACCTGCATTAGATGAGAATGATAACTCATTTTGGAAAGATAGATTTTCTAACGAATACTTTATGGATATTAGACAACAAAACCCTTTATTCTTTAGTTCACAGTATCAGCAAGAGCCGTACAACGAGTGAGGTTGAGACTTTGTAAAAGAATACTTTGAATACTATGAGCAAGAAGATGTAAATAATAAGATAGAAGAAATGCAGATAGTTTCTTTTGTTGATCCTGCAATTAGTCAAAAGCAAGAAGCTGACTTTACTGGGTTAGTTACTATATGAGTACATAACAACTATACTTATCTACTTGAGGTTAAGAAACTAAAGGAAAGACCTGATGAGATTATAGAACAAATCTTTATTACAAGTGATACATTCAAAAGTATAGGTAAAAGTTATAGACTAGGTATTGAATCTGTACAATATCAAAAGATGCTAATACTTGAAGTTCAGAAACAAATGAGGATTAGAGATAAATTCTTTCAATTAGAAGAAGTAAGACCAAGTGGAGAAAAGGAAGCAAGGATTAGAACAAACTTACAAGGGAGATATTCAGCACATACAGTAATACACCCTAAGTATTGAGCAAATATAAAAGAATATGAGAGTGAATTACTAAAGTTTCCAAACGGTAAACACGATGATATGATAGATGCAATGGCTTGAGCTGTTTCATTATCACAAGCACAAGTAAACAGGAAACCACAAAAGGTTATCCGCAAGAGTTCTTCAAGCTTCATGTAAGTTTGACTTAAGCTTTTAATTATATATTATAGTTAAGAGTTTATTTTTAAATTAAAACTATGGATATTAATAAAGTTATGTCTTGAAGTGATAGAACAAAACTATTATGACAACTAACAAAAGAATATGCAGCTTCTGACACACATACAAGAAGTTGGAGAAGTAAAATGCAGAATATTGCTAAGGATTATCTATTACCTGAAAGGACTTGAGAGGATAGAATAAAAGATAGAAGTGTTCTAAATAACTTAAATATTAGACTATCAGTATTTGTTGCTGATGACTTGCAAGTAAAGAATGTTCCTATGAGTGGACAACTAGGAGCAGAAATTGCAAAGAATTGTGATAAAGTATTCCAGTCTAATTTCAGAACGATGAATATTAGAGAAAAATACAGAGATGTAATCTATGATGACTGATTGTATTGAGTTGGTGTATTAGCTGTTGATTGATATAATGAACATTCACAAGAGCCTATTGTATCGTATATAGATGCTAGATTATGTTATCCTGACCCTAAGAACTGGCAAGGAAGTAAAATGAGATACTTTGGTACTAAGATTAAAAAGGAATACTGGGAGTTATTAAATGATGATGCCTATGATATTAACCAAGTAAACAAAGTTAAATTACTTAAAGACGAAGAACAAGATAAAACAGAAAGAGCTAATAATTCTGTAAAACAATTTACTGATGTAGATGCTTGAGATGATTTGATAGATTTGTACAATCATATAACTATTTTCAGAGAACAATGAGAAGAACCTAGTGTTTATTTATGTACTCTATGAGCAGATAGAACTGAATTTGTAAGAATAGTTAAGATTAGAGCATTAACAGATGCAGAAAAAGCTGATGTTACACTTATTGACTTATGAGTTAAAGTATTTAGAGGTAAACCTTTAAAATGAAGTTGGGCTTGAGTATCTCTTATTGATGATATAGGGCAATACCAAGATTTACTTACATTATTTACAAACTTACAAACAGAACAAGCTAAAGAAGCTGCTCTATGAGGTAGAAAATATGTAAATACATTGCTTTGAATTGATTTAGATGATGTAGCGAACTGAACAGGTGCTTGAGATATTGTTCCTTATACTCCTGAAGGGAATATAGATGCAAGAAGTTGAATATATGAAGAACAACCAAGACAAACAAGTCCTATTGTTTGAAATCAAGTTAGTAGATTAGAGCAACTAAAGCAACAAGCTGACCCTGCAAGTACAAGTATAGCTCAATGAGTTGGTACTCCTTGAAGTCAAACAAAAGCTGAAATACAAACACTACAACAAAACATAAATCAAGTATTGTCTTATATGCAATCAAACTATATGCAATCTCTTGTTGGATTATGGGAATCTATATATAGAAGTTATGCTGCTAATATGAGTTCTCAAAAGAAAAAAGAAATTGTAGTAGTAGACTGACAAGGTAATACAGATTCATATGGATTTAAAAAGAATCAATTTATATCTCAATGAGATGTTTATATATTAGTTAAGTCTAAAAGAGAAGAAGATGCAAAAGATAAACAAGACTTTGCACAAACTCTAGCATTCTATGGCTCTATTAGTCAAAAACTAGACCCTAAGAGTACAGAAAGTAAAATACTTGATAGATACTTAATGAGTAAATCAGGTGTAAGTGATTTAGATCCTGCTTCTATTATTCCATATACTGCTGATGAAAGACAAGCATACGATGATTTAGAACTACTAAATAATAATAAGAAAGTTGCTAAACCTGAACAATGACAAGACCATAATGTATTTATACAAATATATAAAACTGGACTTGAAACTGTGGCAAGAGAAATGGCTATAATTGAAAGAGAATTAATGATAGCAGAGGAAAGAAAGACTAAACCAGTTGAACAACCTCAACAATGAACAGGAGGAGGAGTTGCTGCACAATTATGAGCAAGTTTAATATCTCAAGATAATGCACAATGAGCAATCCCTAGTATTTGACAAGTTTAATAATAATATTTATATATGAAATTAACACCACAAGAAAAAGCAGACTTAAAATCACTTGTAGAACATAGAGGTTTTAAATTACTTGAAAGAGTGTTTGAAACTAAAAAGTTAAATCTATTAAATCAATTTATGTCAGCTGATCTATGACAAGAATCTACTAGACACGAGATATACTGAACACAAAACTTTGTGAACTGAATGGAATCGTTAATTAAAACAGCAAAGTGATTAACTGCTGAAAAAATAGATACTATAAAAGACTTAAGATAATGAATCCCTTTAATTAGGGATTTTTTTATTTGACAAAATTTTTAAAACAATTACAGTTAGAAGTGTTGTTAGACGGACAATAAAAACACCGTTTATTTATAGCTTAACCAAAGTAAAAATGGTAGACAATGAAGTAATTGTAGAAGAAACAAATGTTGACACTACGGAAAATAAATTTGAAGTTCCTGAATCGTTTAAAGAAAAGTATTCTGAAAATCCTGATAGAGCTATTGAAGAACTTTACAAAGCACAACATAAGATTGTGGCACAAAAGAAAGCAGACAAGGTAGTAAATACTACTGAAACTACTGGAAACAATAAAGAAGATTTTAATAAGTTTTACCAAGAACAAAGATTCTTTGAAGAAAATAAACATTTAGAAGAACACAAAGATTATATTTTAGAACTTACTTCAAAGGGGAATTCTTTTGAAGATGCTAAATACTTAGCAGAAAAAAAAGACCCTACAATTCAAAATAGAGCAACTGCTCAAAAAACAAACTTTACTAGTTGAACTCCTGACTTTTCACAAACTAGTTATACACAAGCTGAATTAGCGAGTAAATCGCAATCAGAATATAACCATATTATGAAATTAAGAGAACAAGGTAAAGCTATTATAATATAAACAATTAAACAATGGCAAATACTGTTATCGAACCTACTCTGTTCTCGAAAGAGGTTATCAGAAATAGAGATATAAAAAACGTGTTCTATAAATTTACAAACTCAGATTATACTGGTGAATTAAAACAAGCAGGTGATACTGTTACTGTTCAAATATTACCGACTCTATCGTTTGCTGCAGGTACTGCAGGTGCTGCAATTACAGCAACAAACTTTACAATTACTTCTGAAAACTTAGTAATCGATCAAACTGAACAATTACTAGTAAGAATTACTAATAAAGAAAAAACTCAATCTAATCTTGAATTAACTATGGCTGTTGCATCTAGATTTGCAGAAGCTGAAGCAAGATTATTTGACGAATCAGTAAGAGATCAAATTCTTGTTACTCAAGTTGCTGATATTCCTGCTGCTAATAAATTAGATTCAGGTGCTCCAATTACATTAACTCCTGCTCTAGCGTATACTTCTATTCTAAACTTATCTGAAGCATTAGATAATCAAAATGTTGATGAAGAAGGAAGAATTGCATTTGTTTCTCCAAACTATGCAAATAACTTAATGCAATCAAGTTTCTTAGATTCTACTGATATGGGTCTTGAAACAAGATTTAAAGGATATGTTGGTATGGTTAACGGTGTTAAAATCGTTAAAACTAACGCATTATCTACTTCTAAAGAAGTTATTATGTTACAAGAAGGTGCAGTTAATATGGTAGTTCAATTAAATGACTACGATGTTAGAAAAGGTACAGACGGTTTCTACGAAAACTTAATGGCTGAAGTTATCTTTGGTTTAAAAATCTTCGGAGAAAACGCAAAAGCAATCGCTATTCAATACGTTGCATAATTGCAAACAAACTAAGAGCTTCGGCTCTTTTTTTGACT